ACGTAGAATTGACAACTTGTTGACTATGGAAGAACTTGGAAAGACTTTCGTTGTAAAAGGTGTGATACCGACTTTACCTGTTGCTGAACCTGTTCCAGAACCTCCAAAGATTGACGAAGATGCAGTCGTTCCAAAGTTCGATAATATTATTGTTGAACCTGAAAGTGAAGAAGAAAAGGATGAATCCGAAGAATCAGATCCTGAAGAACCTTCTGGTGAAAGTTTAGGAAGTCAAGATACTGATGAATATTCTGAAGACTCTTATGAAGAAGATGAAGAACCTCGAAGGAAGAAAAAAGGCTCTTTGAAACGTACTTTCCGAATACCTGAACATGTAGGAAGAAAATTCCGTGCTGGGCTTTCCAAGAAAGCTGTAATCAAAAAAAGGCAAAAGATTCGTACTCCTCCCACAAGCGAAGAAGATTTTATCTCAGAATAAATGTAATTTTTTCGATAAATAAAATCATTATTTTACAACCAAATGGTACGCTCACGTTTAAAGAGAACATCTCGGAGGTCTAGAGGATATGCAAGACAAAAGTTAATTAATTACGGAAGAGCTAAACGTGGAATGGCTCCCTTAGCTAGAAGAGGATTTGCACCATTTACTTCTGGCAACACTGAATACAAAGTATTCGATTGGGGAGACATGGTTAATGAAAATGACGGTGATTTATATACAGGTAATGTTACTTCTACTGGATTCGTTCAACCATTTTTTCTTCCAAAACTTGGAGCGGATTATAATCAACGGAATGGAAGGAAAGTCATTGTCAAATCGTTTTACGTTAAATGGAGGTCTTTTCCTGCTTATATGGAAACTTCACTTGTTGAAGGTCAAAACATGTTGGATGTGAATTACTTTCCTCAAAGTGCTGCGAGATTTCTGATTGTTTGGGATACTCAACCAAACGGGATTGTTCCTAATATTTCAGATATATTAACTCAAGATACTACTTCCGGATATGTGGATGTGTTGTCTTTCATCAATATGGACAACCGTGATAGATTTAAGATATTAGTTGACAAATTTCATCAAAATGGATTTCAAAATACCGGAACGGAAAAAGATATGCGCTCTAATGCTTCAAACTTGTTTACGGGCAAGAAATATAAGAAATGCAACCTTGAAGTTATATTCAATGCAACCAATGCAGGCACTATTGCCGATATATCAACTGGAGCACTTTATTTCTGTGCCATTGGAACGGAGCAACCTAATACTCATAATTTTAATGTTATTGAAGTTAATACTCGAGTTAGATATGCAGACTCGTAACTTTTTTGCAAAGTCAAAAAAAATAAAAAATTTTTATTTTATCAAATCCATAGACATATGATTTATAACGTTTTATCAAGTTTATACAGTGTTTGGGTAATGCACTAATGAGTTCCATGCGAGTTCCACAAAATGAAAAAACCTTCCTTATATATTTTTACTGATTAAAAAAACAGCGTTTAACAGATTTAAGACTTGGTGAAAAAAAAATGACAAAACATCCGGAGGGAGGGCTTTGCCCGAGTGGAGGGAGACGAGCCGGCATAGCGCTGGGGGCGCGCCGGAGCGAGGCGATTTACTTTATAAAACCTATGGAAGCCTTTCAAGCATAGCAGTTAATAAAAAGAAGCCGGCACGCGAAGCGGGCCAAGGGACAGTACGATTAAACACAAAAGAAGAAGTGTCCTAGTCGATCGGAGATCGTAGTATTACCTAGGACACTTCTGTCCCACAACTTAAATCCCAAAATCCGGAGATTGAAAATCTCGCATTTGATTGGTTGTGCTTGTGTTTTTGGGCCCCTATAATTGTTTCATATAAAAGAAATTTTGTAAGAAACAAAAAGTATTATTTTCAAAATGTCTCAAGGAAGAAACTGGATGGTAACAATTAACAACCCTCACAAAGCCGATGCTTTCGAAAAGTGGGCTACTGAAAAAGCTAAGTATTTCATTTATCAATATGAAAAGGGAGAAAAGGGAACTCTTCATATACAAGGTTACATAATATTCAAAGGTAACCAACGCATTTCAACTTTGAAAAAGCTTCATGCTACTGCTCATTGGGAGCTTCGAATGGGCACGCATGAACAAGCTCGGAAATATTGTACTAAATCCGAATCTCGCGTTAAACCTGGTTTGGAATGGGGTGAACCTCCTGCGCAAGGAAAACGTTCCGACTTGTTGAAAATGAAAGAAACTATTGACGCTAATCCTTCCATTAAAATGGAAGAAGTTTTCGATAAGCATTTTTCTGTTGCCTTGCGATATAGTGCTCATATTAAAGAATATATTGCTCTTAAAGCAATTAAAAGAAATTGGAAAACTGAAGTAACAGTTATTTGGGGCCCTCCTGGTGTTGGCAAAACTTCGTTGTGCCATCAAGTTTCACCTGACGCTTATGTTAAAGATTGTACCACCAAATGGTGGGATAATTATGATGGAGTTAGTGATGTGATTTTTGACGACTTTTATGGAGGAATTCAATACACTACAATGTTAGCTCTTCTTGATAGATATCATTGTCAGGTGGAATGCAAAGGTGGTGTAATTAACTTTGCACCTAAAAGAATATTTATCACCTCAAACAAAAAATATTCTGAATGGTATGGAGCTCCCGAAGGAACTGATATGAATTTTCAGGCTACTAGAGTTGCAGCGATTGAACGTAGAATTGACAACTTGTTGACTATGGAAGAACTTGGAAAGACTTTCGTTGTAAAAGGTGTGATACCGACTTTACCTGTTGCTGAACCTGTTCCAGAACCTCCAAAGATTGACGAAGAT